CATCTCAAACATTATTAAATTTATTAGGTATAGTTGTACAAGCAGGTCAAAGATTCGCAGCAATTGCTGATATGCAAATTGGTGATGGTAACCAGGGAGCAGCTGTAGGAACTACGATTGCACTGTTAGAACGTGGTTCAAGAGTCATGAGTGCGATACACAAAAGATGTTACGCAGCTATGAAAGATGAGTTTAAACTATTAGCAAAAGTTGTTTCACAATATTTACCGCCAGAGTATCCATATGATGTCGTGGGTGGACAAAGAAATATTAAACAAGCAGACTTTGACGATAGAATAGATGTCGTGCCAGTTGCAGACCCAAATATATTTTCTATGTCGCAAAGAATTACACTTGCACAAACACAATTACAAATTGCAACATCAAATCCACAATTACATAATATGTATCAAATATACAGAAACATGTACGAAGCAATTGGTGTAAAAAATGTTGATGCAGTTTTACCACCACCAGCGCCAACAGCGCCAATGGACCCAAGTATGGAGCACATAAATGCTTTGGCTGGTAAACCTTTTCAAGCTTTTCCGGGTCAAGATCATAGAGCCCACATAACTGCACACTTAAATTTTATGTCAACTAACATGGTTAGAAATAATCCTGCTGTAATGGCTGCAATACAAAAAAATATCTTAGAACACATATCAATTATGGCTCAAGAACAAGTAGAACTAGAGTTTAGAGAGCAAATGTTACAAATGCAACAACTACAAATGCAGGCTGTGATGAATCCACAAGTCGGTCAACAGCTACAAGCTCTTACAAATGAGATTGAAGCAAGAAAATCTGTCTTGATTGCAGAAATGACAGAAGAGTTTATGAAGGAAGAAAAGAAAATTACATCACAATTTGATACTGACCCACTGTTAAAATTAAAAGCGAGAGAGGTTGACCTTCGTGCGATGGAAAATGAAAGAAAAAAAGACAATGACGAAGCACAAATTGACCTCGCAAGAGCAAGATTGATGCAACAAGGAGAAATTGCAGAGGATAAAATGGAGCAAAATGAAGATTTAGCTAAATTAAGAGCAGGTGTAAGCCTTGCAAAGAGCGGAGTTGACCAAGCTAAGGTCATGATAGAGGATTAATTATGCCATTAAACAAAAAAGGCAAAAAAATTATGAAATCTATGAAGAAACAGTACGGAAAAAAGAGGGGCGAAACTGTTTTCTATGCATCTAAGAATAAAGGTGTTATAAAAGGTGTGGAGAAAACTAAAAAAAGGAGCAAATAGCTATGATGAACTATAAAAAACAAAAAATAGTTAATGTGCCAGAGCCAAAATTAGAAAAAGATCCTAGATCTAACACAGTTTCTAATGGTGCTTTTAATTTTATTGTAAAACCTGAGCAAGTTGCAGTAAGAGGTACAAAAAGAATGTTAGCTGGCAAGAAAAAAACAGCTAGTGTGATATAATTATGTGGTTTAGTGCACTTAAACTTGGTTTAAACGCTGCAACGCACATCTATAAGAAAAAACAAGAAACAAAGATGGCGATGGCAGACGCTCAACACATGCATGCCTCTAAGATGGCTCGTGGAGAGAGTGAGTACCAAGGTAAATTATTAGAAGCTAGACAATCAGATTGGAAGGATGAGTTCGTTTTGATCGTACTCACATTGCCCATCCTGGTGATTGCGTGGGGGGTCTTCTCGGACGATCCGGGCGCCTCTGCAAAGATAAAAGAGTTCTTCGACCAGTTCCAGCAGCTGCCGTCATGGTTCACAAATTTGTGGATACTTGTCGTCGCGAGTATATATGGTATAAAGGGAACACAAATATTTAGGAATGGTAAAAAATAATGTCAAGTAAATTTGTAGGATATGGTGTTAAATTATTTAAGACTCTTAAAAGTCCAGTAACTCAATTAAAAAGATTAAAACCAAAACAAAAAACTACTGGTACAGAGGTTGTTAATCCATTTAAATTTAAACCTGCTAAATCTAAATTAGAAAAGTCAGTTAAAAATTTACAAATAGCAACAGCAAAAGAATCTGGAAAAATAAAAAAATATATTCAAAAAATGGAAAGTGACATAGAACCATTTAGAAGAAAATTAAGACAAACAACTCAAAAATTAGCTGGCGAAAAAGTTACTAAATCTGGATTTAGTAAAGGAAAAGATATAAAACCTAAAAAAGAAAAAGGTAAAGTTAAAACATTTATTGCACCTAAAGATTTTAATAAAGGTGGAAGAGTTGGTAAAATGGGTGGCGGCATGATGGGCCGTAGATTTGGAATGAAAAAAGGTTCTAAAAAATTTCCTGATTTAACAGGAGATGGTAAAGTAACATTCGCTGATATCTTAAAAGGTAGAGGTGTAATCAACGGTAAGAAAAAAGGAAAAAAATAATGGCTGGTCCAGGTTTATACGCAAACATTCATGCTAAAAGAAAACGTGGAGGCAAGATGCGAAAAAAAGGTGCGAAGGGTGCACCAACAGCAGCCAACTTTAAAAGGGCTGCACAAACAGCGAGGAAAAAATAATGACTAAACTATGTCCCAGAGGTAAAGCCGCAGCAAAAAGAAAATTCAAAGTATATCCGTCAGCATACGCGAACGCATATGCCAGCAAAATATGTGCGGGTAAAATCAAAGATCCATCTGGTGTAAAGAGAAAAGATTTCAGAGGCAGCAAAGCTGAAGGTGGATTAATGGAAGCAACAGCTAGATTAAAAAGACAAGGCTTATTAAGAGGTGGTGTAGCCAGAGGTTGTGGAAGAATTTTATCTAATAGAAAGAAAGTAACGAAGGTATTTTAATATCATGGCTAAAAATGGTCTTGATAAATGGTTTGCTCAAAAATGGGTAGACATAGGAAGTAAAAAGAAAGATGGTTCTTTCTCAAAGTGCGGAAGATCAAAACAAAAAAAAGATGCAAAACGTAAGTATCCAAAATGCGTGCCACTTGCAAAAGCAAGACGTATGACAGAAAGCCAAAGACGTTCAGCAGTAAAAAGAAAAAGAGCAGTAGCACAAGGAGTTGGTGGTAAACCAACTAACGTAAAAACTTTTACTAAAAGAGCAAAAGCAATGGGTGGTGGTTTCATGGCTAGACGTATGGGTATGATGTAATGAGAAGAGAATATTATTCAAAAGGCACAATGCCTCCAAGAAATAAAAAAAATTTTCGTGCTACAAAAAAAGGTGCGGGAATGACAGCAGCTGGGGTAAAAGCATATAGAAGACTTAATCCTGGTTCTAAATTAAAAACAGCCGTGACTGGTAAAGTGAAGCCAGGATCAAAAGCTGCCAAACGTAGAAAATCATTCTGCGCAAGATCACTAGGACAAATGAAAAAATTTCCTAAAGCAGCAAAAGATCCTAATTCTAGACTACGTCAAGCTAGAAGAAGATGGAAATGTTAAAAGCAAAAACTAAAAAATTTAACGGCAGATCATATAAAATTTCCCCGCTAAAGGAAGGACCATACAAAAAAGGTCTTGTAAAGAATTTAATGAAAGCTAGACGTGAGGTCAAAGTTGCATTAGATAAGAAAGATAAAGCACTTGAACGAAAAGCTCGTAATAAGGTGCATAAATTTAAAAAAAAGTTAGGAGAACGATCATGAGAAAAGCAAAAATGGGTGGCGGTATGATGATGAAAAGACCTGGAATGAAAAAAGGTTCTATACCACCACAATTAAAAAAGTTCGTCATGGCTAAAAAGAAAAAAGCTAAGATGAAAAAGAAAGCGAAGGCGTAATGAAAAAGGCCAAAGCTAAAATAAAAAAAGTTATGAAAGGTTTGCAGAAAGCATCTAAAACACATGCTGCTCAAGCCAAAACTTTGAAGGGAGTTATCGGTGGCAGATCCAAAAAAAGGAACGGGTAAGAAACCTAAAGGCTCTGGCCGAAGACTTTATACGGACGAGAATCCAAAAGATACCGTCCGTATAAAATTTGCAACACCAGCAGATGCAAGAGCGACTGTTGCAAAAGTAAAACGTGTAAACAAACCTTTTGCACGTAAGATACAAATATTAACAGTGATGGAACAGAGGGCTAAAGTTATGGGTAAAAGCCAAGTTGCATCTATTGCTAAGAAAGGAAAAGATGCAATTAGAAGACGTAATAAGAAAACTACTTAAATTTATAGATACTAGACTACAAGCTTTATCTTTGACAGTAACGTCAGGAAGTATTGACAGTATGGAAAATTATAAGTATATAATAGGACAAATAAACGGCTTAGAAGCCACAAGACAGGAACTCTCTAACCTGCTGGAAAACAAGGAGCAAAATGGAAAAGCAACAGTCATCGATATTAACACCAAACAATGATCTTATTGGTGTAAAAAAATCAAAAACAGAAGAACCAAAATTACCAAAACCAACCGGTTGGAGACTTTTAGTTTTACCTTTTAAAATGAAAGAAAAAACTAAAGGTGGAATAGTATTAGCTGAAACTACTTTAGAAAAACAACAAGTTGCATCTCAAGTAGGATTAGTTATGGCCATGGGTCCACAATGTTATAAGGATAAGGAGAGATATCCTGAAGGTCCATGGTGCAAAGAAAAAGATTGGGTTATGTTTGCACGTTATGCAGGTAGCCGAATCAAGATAGAGGGTGGGGAGATGCGTCTGCTAAACGACGATGAAGTTTTAGCAACAATCGATAGTCCAGAGGACATCTTGCATGAGTTTTAACATAGGAAGGAGTTACTATGCCAGAAGAAGAAAAAAAGACGGTTGATATAGACACATCGGGACCCGGTGCAAATATTGATATCGAAGAAACAAAAGACGAGTCAGTTATAGAAACTGAAGCGCCGAAACAAGAAACAGAAACAACAGAACAAGAACTAGTAAAACAAGATACAAAAGAAGAAGACGGTAAACTAGAGGAATACAGTAAAGGTGTACAAGCTCGTATTGCGAAACTAACTCGTAAAATGAGAGAGGCAGAGAGAAGAGAACAAGCTGCCGTGGAATACGCTAAAGCTGTAGAACAAAAAAGACAAGCGTTAGAAAAAAAGTTTGAAAAAACTGATTCTGACTACATCAAAAAATTTGAGTCAACGATAACATCAGGTTTAGAATCTGCACAAAAAGAATTAGCTGCAGCAATAGAAGCTGGTGACGCTAAAGCTCAAGTTGAAGCTAATAAAAGAATTGCAGAACTTTCATTTGAAAACGCAAGACTAGAACAAGCTAAAGAGGGAAAACTAACAGCGCAGGCAGAAAAACCTGTGCAAAACTTATCTCAAGGTGGAAATATAAACATACCTCAAAGAGATGATCCAATAAACCCAGATCCTAGAGCTGAAGCATGGGCTGCTAAGAATTCTTGGTTTGGAACTGATAGAGCTATGACTTATACTGCTTTTGAGATACACAAGGATCTTACTGAAAAAGAAGGTTTTGATCCTAGTTCTGACGAGTATTATGCTGAAGTAGATAAAAGAATCCGTGTTGACTTTCCGCATAAATTTGGTACAACTGAGAATAAGCAATCGGCCACCCCTGTTCAGACAGTGGCTTCAGCTAATAGAAGCGTAAAGCCTGGTCGCAAAACTGTGAAACTCACTTCATCACAGGTCGCAATAGCGAAAAAATTAGGAGTGCCACTCGAAGAGTACGCAAAACAATTAAAAAACACGGAAGGAGCGTAATATGGAAAAGAAACAAAACACTTCTCGTGCGAACGACACACGGTCAAAATCTGAAAGACCTAAAGTGTGGGTTCCACCATCATCTCTAGATGCACCTCCTGCACCTGATGGATTCAGGTACAGATGGATAAGAGCAGAGAGCGTTGGTTTCCAAGACACTAAAAACATAACTGGACGAATTAGAGAAGGTTATGAACTTGTTAGAGCCGAGGAAATAGAAAATGCATCTGATTATCCAGTTGTCGAAGACGGCAAATACAAGGGGGTAGTTGGGGTTGGTGGCCTTCTTCTTGCGAAGGTACCTGAAGAGATCGCGAAGCAAAGACAAGATTACATGACTTCACGTCACCAAGATCGAAGCGAAGCGGTTAAAAACGATTTAATGAAGGAGCAGGATAGTAGAATGCCTATCAATGTTGAAAGGCAATCTCGTGTAACCTTCGGTGGTACGAAAAAGTAATTTTAAATATCACTGAATTAAATTAAACCCGTACTGGAGGCCCTTCGGGGCAGGTACATAAGGAGAAACGACTATGGCAAATCAGTCAACTACTGGATTTGGTCTTAGAGCTGTTGAAAGATTAGGCAACACGCCTGCTATTCAAGGGCAATCTAAGTATCAACTTCAAACAGCTCCAGGTGTTGCTTTAATGAAAAATGACCCTGCATCTATTCAAGATGCTGGTAATCAAGGTTTCATTCAAGACGCAAGTTTCGCTACAACTGACGACGGTGGAACAGGCGGAGCAAGCTACACAAATACTGGTCATGCAAAATTAGTAGGTGTTCTTAATGGATTCTTTTTCATTGATAGCACAACTAAAAAACCTACTTTTGCAAACAGTGTTGCGGCTTCTCAAGCATTTGGAACTAACCCAAACACTGGTAGCACAAATGGTTTTGCTTTTGTTAACGACGATCCATTACAATCTTACATTGTAAAAGCGGATGCAGCAGTAACTCAAGCTAATCACGGTACTACTTTTAACGTAAACAACAACGGTGGAACATCGAAAGATGGTCAATCTGTTGTGACACTAGATATAGATTCTGCAAACGTAAACAAAATGTTTACAGTTGTAGGTTCTGCTGAAGATCCTGAAAATGAGGATTTAACTGCAGCAGGAGCTAATATTATAGTAACAATAGCAAAAGATGCTAAATTATACTAAGCTAATAGGAGTAATTAATTATGGCAATATCACGATCACAACTAGTTAAAGAACTAGAGCCAGGCTTAAATGCACTATTTGGCTTGGAATATAAAAGGTATGAAAATCAGCATGCTGAAATTTATACTAGCGAGAACAGTGACAGAGCTTTTGAAGAAGAAGTAATGTTATCTGGTTTCGGAAACGCACAAGTAAAAGGTGAAGGTGCTGGAGTATCATTTGATGATGCACAAGAAACTTTCACAGCTCGTTACACTCACGAGACCGTAGCTTTAGCGTTCGCAATCACAGAAGAAGCTATCGAAGATAATCTCTACGATAGATTAGCTGCTAGATATACGAAAGCTTTAGCAAGATCTATGAGCAATGCGAAACAAGTAAAAGCTGTTGAGCCTTTAATCAACGGTTTACCATCAACTGATACATTTGATTCAGGAGACGGTGTAAGCTTGTTTAACACGTCTCACCCTACGATCAATGGAACATTCAAAAATACATTGAGCACGCAGGCAGATCTTAACGAAACGTCTTTAGAGCAGTCAATGATTGACATCTCTAAAATGACTGACGAAAGAGGTCTTAGAATTGCAGCGAGAGGGTTGAAAATGATCATCCCTTCAGAGCTTCAGTTTACAGCTGAGAGATTGATGAAATCTCAAGGTAGAACTGGAACAGCTGACAATGATATCAATGCAATCGTATCTATGGGTATGGTTCCGCAAGGATACAGAATCAATAACTATTTAACTGATTCTGATGCATTCTATATCTTGACAGACGTACCTAATGGTATGAAA